ATTACCGTTTCGATCAACTAAAGTAATAGCCTCTGTTTGAGCTTGATTATATATTTTCCCTGCTTCAGGCACAAAATTTTTAAATTTTAAATATCCATCTGTAGCTGCTGCTGATCTAATTAAATCAGCCCACAAAAGACTGTTAGCTGTTCTACCTTTAAAAAACTTTGGTACGGTGCCCCTTATTTTTTGAGTTCTTAATGCAGCCGCTGCTCTGTCTGCTTCTATTCGTTCTTTTGAAAAACCTAATCTTGCTTTTCTCATTCTTTCTATTTTAACTTGTTTTTTTTCTTGTGGTAAATTTGCATAAGATTTTCTCTCAGACATAATTCTTCTTATTTTTGACTCTGGTGAATTTTTATACTTAGGATTATTTTCAATAAATTTTTCAATTTCTTCTTTAGAGAAAGGAACAGAAGTTGATTCATATTTAAAATTTTTTAATATAGGGTATTTTGAAGGTATTAAATTATTTTTACTAGGTGTGTAATTAAGTTTGTCTGCAATTAATTTTTGTAATTCATCTACACTTTTAAAATTAGTTCCTTGCTCTTTTGCTATTTCTTGTAAAGCAATTGATATTGAAGAACTTCCTTTTTTTAAATTAACTCTCCCACCTTTAGCGTTAGGTCTTCTAAATGTTACATCAAAATCTTCTAACGTTTCACCAGGTCTAAGAATTGAGTCTGGTGTTTGATCTAGATCTGGAGTGTCAACATTATCATAAAGATCTACTAACTTTGCTATCCTAGTTATAATATCTTTTTCCACGTTACTCTCCTAACATTCTAGCGATACCGCCGCTGGCTAATTCACCTCGTTTTATTTCTTGTAAAGTTAGTTCATCAAGGTTTCCGCCACCCACATCTAATTCTTCCATAATTTCTTTTTCTACATTTTCAGAAAGACCATTATCAATATCTTTCATCTTACCATCCATGTCTGGTCTTGCAGTGTACTCATCATATTCGTCCGGCGGTGTTTTACCTTTGGTCAGTTCATCTGCTCTGCCTGGTCTATAAACCATAATAGATTCTTCAGCTATTCCTGCTTCATCACCACCTGGTATCATAGCCTCTTTAGTTTTTTTAATTTGTATATCGCCTGTATCGTAGTCTATGTCCATGTCATAATCTTTGTATCTGAAAGATTCTGATCTTTCTTTAAATCCTTTAGACCTTACACCAAGAATTTTAATTTTATCTACAAGATCAAAGAAATAAGATGGAGCACCACTTATAGTCTTTTTTATTACAGGTGCAGCTTTACTTGCAATTTTTGCAGGTTTAAAAAATTTACCAATAATAGGTAATGCTGCTAGACCACCTGC